TCACAGAAGGTGAAGAAAAGTTTGCTGCACCGATTGCACCAAACTTTTCTTCACCTTCTGTGAGCACAGCATTTAAGAAGGCTTGTTGACGTTCCATTTGAGAAAGGCTACTAACACTTTTACCTACTTGACGAGCATATGCTTCGACCGCAGGCTCAATCCTGGTCATAATACCCAGTTCATCTAGCAGCTCAGGCTCTAGCTTGGTAACTGCACGAGTTAAACGACTCATTGCATCCGGTAAATTTAAGCCTAATACGCTACTAGCATTTTTTGCTACTTCAGTTAGGCGTAACAAATCTTTTTGACCCATGCCAGCACTAGTAGCCTTAGCTACTGATTCCATAGCATCGCGCATGCTTAAGGCACCGTTAGTAGTTTCTACTAAGCGCTTGCTTAAGCTGCCTAAGTTTTGACCACTGGCTGCTCCCAACATGTCTAAGCCTCGAACCATGTTGGTGGTATTCATGGCTTCACGTAGGCCATTAAATGCAGCACTTACTGCAAATATGTTAGCTGCAAACGTTGCGTATAGACGAACCAATCCACCCAAGCCTTGAGCTTGGTTTGCAAAGTCTCTGGCACTAGCTCCGGTGGCTCCTGCTGCACCACGCATACGACCATAGTCTGCAACTTCTGCGGCTGCTACAACGCCAGGACGAGCAGCGGCTGCTACTCCACGTGAACCAGCAGTACCGCCAACATTTACACCAGCTGCAGCAGCTTGTGCTTCTTTAAGCATCTGGCGTAATTCTTTTACGCGTTTATTTACTTTTTCAGTTGTACCGTTATCTGATACATCAATACCAATTTTTATATTTGTTGCCATCTTAGTTCCCACCAAGAAAACTACTATCGGTGCGTAAAAACACAGAATAATTTTAGCTTAAAAACGATTATACCACTTGGGCAGCTTATTGTCAAGGTAAAATTTTCAAGCAATAAAAAACCCCGGCCACTTATTTTGGTGCCGGGGTTCGTTGGCGAATTTTTTCGCTAATTAGTTCGCTGCGGATCTGATCCATGTCATTGAGAAATTCTACAGCTAGTAAGGCTTCGGCCTCTTCAATCTTGTACAAGTGTAATAACTCAAATACTATTTGATAATTTTTGCCCAAGTAGTTACCCCCCATAGGGTCCCAAGTATCTGTTAGCATTGAGTATATATAAAAACACTGTTGTACTAAATCTGGAAAGTCGTCTAGCTCGACTGGAATTTCTTCTTCAACAGGTTCAGATCCCAGTACCTCACACATTTCAAAATAGCTATCCTTAGTCATCTTAACCTCGCTATTTTGAAAATACAATCTAATCTTTTGTTTGATTAAACTGGTTTGTTCGTAGAAAAGTTTCCCAAGTCTGTGACCTGTTCACTAATAAACGTGTCAAAATTTGCGGAATTTTTCATTAAGTAAAGAGCATTTTCTTCAGAATAATCAAGTTCTGCCTCCAAGTCTTGTCCAGCTAAATCTACAGGGGCCAATTGTTCTAGATAGGCCAACTTAAGTCCGGACCAACCTTTGATGCTTGATTTAACATAAAGTTCTAAAAATAATTCGTCATTTAGTTCTTCAACAGGCTGACGATTTTTAAAACTAGTTTTTGTTGCTTTTTTACGAATGGTTTGAAGAGTTTCACGGGATAAGAAACTTAGTTGAATTTTAAACTCTGGCATGCCAGGATATTCAACTTCAACGGTTTTGCTAGGAACTAGTAGGGATTTAAGGGAAATATTTGACATAATAACCTTGTTTAGGGAAAAGGGAAAACTGTATTTCTACAGTTTTCCCAAACATTTAAATATTAAGAAGCTACAGCTGTAGCATAGTATCCAATATTAATTTCATTTGCTGCAGTTAGATCAAATGCGCTAGCGGCTGTTCCTTGTGCAGTAAAGTTAATTGTGGTTGAAACTACCTGTTCAGTATTTACGCTAGGAATGGCTAAAACTACGCCGGGCATTTCAAACTCTACACGATCTGCTCCTGCACCACCAACTGCAATTTTAATAGAATAGGTAGGAGCAATATCAGTAGCTTTATTTGCTAGTAGTGTACTTAGCAATCCTGCGCTGTTACTTGCACCTGTACGTAAGTAGCAATTTAGGGTACCAGTTACGCCACGTGTACCTGTAAAGTAAGTAGCAGGCTCATTAACAATACCTAAATTAGCAGGAGTTAGATAAGTAATATTATTAGTAATAGTTAAACTACCACCAGTTAATGCTAGAGTATAATTTGTACCAGTTCCTACTCCAATACCGGCATCAATAGTAACAGTACTTAACTTATTAGCAATAAATGCTGCTGTAGTAATCTTAGCTAAGAAACTACCAGTTAATGAACCAGTCCAACTAGTTAGTGTTGCAAAAGTAGGAGTAGTAATTTGACGAAGAGCTTTACCTTGTCCTGCCCACTGAACAGTAGCAATTGCATCTAGTCCAAAATCAATAGTTGCGGTATTTAATACGCAATCATCAATAACAAAACTAGTTCCGTCTAAGGTAATAATTAAACCAAAACGCTGTAGCTGATGCACGTTGGAATTTGTAGCTACACAAGTTGCAGGATTATTACCTGATCCATTTGTCCAAGCAGCGTTTGCTGTACCAATATCAATTGCACCAAACATTGCGTTCCAAAGTACGCTTTCTTCACAAGTAACTGTAGCACCTTGATCTATGGGGCGCATATAAGTGCTCATAGAAAAATCTACAGGATTTAGTGCAGTATTAAACTGACGCTGACCACGAGCAGGAGCTGCACCGGCTTCGTTTAAAGTGATAGTTTCGGAAGTAGTTTCTTGTGAAAAGCTTAAGCCATCTAAGACCTGAATTTCACGAGTATTAGTATTGTCAAAACCTGATGCGGCTACTACACCCGTACTGGCACTAACGTTAGTAGTAAAGAACACTCTGGCATTACGAATTAAATTAAAACTCATAGCGATTCCTTTTTTGTTTTGTGCTCAAATACACAAACTAGACAATTATCTGTTTTCGGTATTTTTTGCACCTATTTAAATTACCTGATATCTAACTTGCAGATTAATTTCTCCGATTGCATAAGGAGCTAGTAATCCTTCGTCAGTGGTTATAGATACAACAAGTATCTCTGTGGTTGTTTCGCCCAGTGTTTGATCGTAAACTAGTTGACGATTGGAATCTATGCAGTGTTCTACATCTTGCAGTAAATTTTCTAGTTCTAGTTGTGCATCATCACCACGGCAATATAACTTTAAACTTATGTTAAGCATTCCCCACGCAAAATCGCCGGGTAAGTAATCTCTGGTCTCCATGCCCGGTGTTATATAAATGCTAGGAAAGTCTTGTATTTCGTCCCAGAATTTTAGCTTGGCATAAGCATTTCCAAATATATTGGTTTGGTAAGGCGCTTCGCCAGTTAGTGAATCTGCGAGTTTTTGGGCAAGGGCTTGAGTTATTTTTGTACGCATACTCATATTAGTTGAGCCCTCATTCTAGTAATCATTTGTTGCTGCATGATCTCACGAATTGATTTGGAAATCAATAACTTAGGATCTCTGCTTCTAGGAAACTGCTGTCGGCCACCCTCACTAAACGTTGCATAAGGATACTTCATGTAAGTATAGTAGGCAGTAATCATGCCTTCACGGCCTTGGCTAATGCGTTCAACTTGTGCACTTTGAGCAAATCGGCCAGTTCTGTAATTAAGTACATCTCGTCTGTTACCAGTACCCATGTTTTGACGAATTTGTTCGTGTAACATAATATTAATAACATTCTGTAAACTAGTAAGAGTTTGTTCTACAGAAATTTTAGATTTTACTGGTCGATTTTTAACAACTGGTTTTTTTAACTTAATGTTGGGCGGTTTAATTGATACTACATTTTTAATCTTATCAGCTAAATTTCTTGAAACCGCTTTATAAGACTTTGCTTTACCAGTTTTAAAAGTTTCTACAAGAATATCTACAATAGCTTGTTCCGGAGTTTTTGAACCACTTGCTTTTGTAAAGATTCTTAAAAATTGTTCTTTTGTAAATTCTTCACTTACAGCATTAGTTAAGGCTTCGTCAATTACCTCAGAAAATTCCTCTTTTAAAATAGCATTTTCTAAAATATTTAGAAAAGCAGTTTTAATACCTTGTGCAATTCTACCCTTAAATTGATTTACAGCTCTAACCTCAAATGTAACAGCTACACCGGTTTCTGAAGCTGTAATTTTTCGTGAAAAATTTAATACAGTATCAGTCTCTAATTTTACAACAGTACTACGAAAAATTTGATTAGTTAATTCTGCTAAGCCTTTTACTTTTGTACCTTCTAATTCATATGCTGAAACTATTGCAGTATTAATATCTTCTAATGTATTTAATTGAACTCCACGAGCATATTGTCTAAAACTTGGTGCTTTTTTTAAAAACTCAAGTAAACTTTTTCTGTCTTGAATTTTATCTAATTCTTCTAAAGCTCCAGTATACGCTGCTATTAATGCTATAGTTTTGCTAATTTCTTGTAAATTTTTAGGAGTTAATTGAACTTGTGAATATTCGGATACTTGTCCTGTAAACCCTTCAAAAGCTTCTGTTTGGGCTTTTTGTTTAGAAGCAATTGTTAAATTTGAATATACGTGTCCAGCATCTATACCTAATTCTTTTACATCTGTAAAATGATCTAAAAATTTCTCTTTTAAAGTTTTAGATATTCTAGTAAAAGTAACATTGGACATACCTTCTTTTTGTAAAACACTTAATGCTTGCTCGTATTTTTTATCAAACTCGCGCTCTACTTTTTGATTTATTAAGTTAATTTGACTTTTTAAAGCTTCTACATCTTGAGTAAAGTAATGTGTAGCTTCTTTATTTAGTTCATTTCTAAATTCTTTATTACTTTTTAAAGAATCTATATACTTTTTAAATAAAACCTGAAGAGTAATATTAGCCATTAGGCATAATCCTGCTGATAAAGATCAAACACACGGCGAATATGTGCTGGCAAACTGTTTGATTGAATGTATTCAATCTGGGTTGAATTCGTGCCCGCGGCCTTGGTAGACTTAACCGATGCTTCGTTATCTTTGTAGTAGGTTAGCAAGTCCATGCAAGCTACTTTTAAATCTTCAGGAGTAGTTTCAAATCCTGCAAAGTAAGTAACTTTATAGCCATTAATTAAAGTTTCAAAGTATCCGCTGGGGTGTAGGCTGCGAATTTCTTCACCAACAAGTACCCAGTCTGTGTACTTGGTTAGTGTAGTCCAGGTTTGACCGTAATCTGTGCTGCGTTGTACACTGCTGATGCTGACTACAGGCGCTTCTACGAGTAGTATGCTTGCAAAGCCTCCGTCCGTATACTGCACCTTAGGTTCATCGTAATGGTCTAGGAATGTACGCTTGCAGTAAGTTTTGGCAAATTGTGAAACCTTAGGGATTAAACTGTCAATTTGACCATCAGAATTTGCACTAGTTATCCCTTTGTAGTTTTTGTATTCTTGTCTGGTAAATAGGTTTAGTCCCATGTTTGCTCCTTTGTTTCCAGTCTGGACTCCGTAGAATCCAGACCAGAAACAGGACTCTCAGAGTCCTGTTGGCTTCCCATCCCTTGAGAATTAGGCTACGTAACGTAGAGCGCTAACGCCGATTCCGTTATTGGTAGTAACTTGAGTCATGCCAGTGCGTAGGCTGGCAACCATAACACGACGCTGAGTCTCAACTAGATCATCGGTGTCAACGCGTAGGCCGCGCTGATTGCCGATTACAAAGTTCATAGGAGCAAAAGCAATTGCACCTACTGCACCAGCTGCTTTATCGGCAAACTCACCGCTTACTAGAACAGGGCTATTACCAACTGCACCGATTTGGCCAGTTAGGATAGTAGCTTGGCTACCAACTTTGTCAACTGTTAGGAAGTTGGCATCGTCTAGTAGGTCAAAGTAACCGTCAGTGTTAACAATGTAGATAACTTCAGCAGGATCTAGACCCCAAACACCTAGGTCACGGCGTAGGGCGCGTAGGCTTGCAACGGTTAGTTTAGCAGCATCGCTGATATCTAGGGTAACTGCGCTGGCTTCGTCATAGGTAGCAAGACCTTTAACAGGATCTGCATCAGCACCAGCACCGCGTAGCATTGCACGAT